CTTACTGTCTCATCCGAAACAATTTGATTCATGGACTGTTGCTGAGCTAAAGTAGCATTTGACTGACCTTGAACAGTATTTAAATTAGTATTTAAAGAGTTAATATTTGTTTGTAGTGCTCCTAATGATGCCGGATTATTACTTACTAAAGACGGTCCTGATAATTTTGAAATATCTGGAAATAAATTTGATAAATTACCGAATACTGACATTATACTATATTGGTATATTATTGTAGTATTATATTATAATAATAAAAGATTCCAAGAATATACTAGCTACGACTAATCATTAATGCACCAATTAATAATGTTGCACAAGTAACACTTCCCAGTATGTATATATAATTTTGTTGTAATAAAAGTACATTTACATCTTGTTTACGAACATCATATGTAGTTTTTATTTTATCTGTGTTATCGGGTATTGCGATATCATTATAATATGAATTACTTATATCCATTTTCATATTTTGTCGAAGTGTATTATAGTTAGCAATATTTTTTGAGAGATCATAATAATTCGCGTTTATTAAAGAATCGTCATAATTTAAATTATTCGATTCTTGTTGTAAAGTCTGTATATTATTTTTTACGTCATTCTTATTTACAGGATTTGGATTAAAATTATAAAATCCTTCCTTTTCAAAAGTAAATCCTTCGATTGTATCCATATAATATATTTGGTATATTATTCGAAATTATAATTTTACAAATACCATATAAATTAAAGATGTTGCTAAAATGGTTAATAAAACATTCGTATATACTGTTTTATCTAAATAATTCTGACTTTGTACAATTCTTGAATCATTATATTTATAAATTTCTCCTAATTTTTTATCTAAATCGGCGCGTAAATCTAATGTTTGTTTATAATTTTTTAGTATTGTTTCGGATTGATCTACGGATGAACTTGATTTTAATTTATCAATAATAGTATTAAACGTACTAATTAAATTATTTAAATCGTTGATTTGCTGTAAAAGCTGTTTTTTTTGACTACCATTAGTGTTAGGTTGATAAATTGGTAATTGATTTTTATTAATATCTCTATTTGTAGTATATCCTTGAAAAGTATCTTGACAATTATGTGGTATAGTATTTATATTTGGGAAAGCATAATTATTACATTGACTTACTAATTGAATATCATTTATTAATAAATTATATTTGTTCGATATAAATTTGGATAAATCATATACCGTTAAATTTTTTACTTTTAAATATTTATTGGTTGTTGAAGTAGGAATATTTCCGACTTCTGTCTTATTATCTGCGCTATCGGAAGTATTAAATTTTGGACATCCCATATTATCATCTGGTGAAACAATATCCGAATAATAAACTATACAAACATCGTTATAAATAAAAGTATTTGTAGATGATTTATTATAGGTTGTTATAGAATCTGTATCTACTACTGGTGTTTCAATAATACAATAATTATTATATGTAAGAGACATTTATATATTATATATTATATAAAATATATATGTTTTAGATATTATACGGTTGCTGGTTTTGGAGGAGATGGTATAATATTTTCAACCGACCCAATTGTAAATGTATAATAGATTAACCCGATTGTTGTAATAATACCGATTCCTAAATTGATACGATTTAAATATTCACGATTATAAAATGTTTTCGTATCCTCATATTTTAAATCACTGTTTTCATTATTTGAAGTACTATTCATTAATTCGGTGGCTTTTTTTTTATTACTACATACTGACCTATAATACGTAAGAGAATTTTGTATCATTTGGTTTTTTATATTAGGATCTAAAGTAATATCATTTACTTTTGCATCTTGTATTGTAACTGGTATTGAATCTTTACATGTATATTTATTATTATTTAATAGACTACCTTGTAATGTAGTTGAAAAAATAGTATTTCCAGTAGAGATTAAGGGGTTTGAAGTATCTGCAACACATTTACATGTTGGGTTATTTGCTGAATCTCGACCATATACCATTTTCCAAGAAAGTGCTTGCGAAGTATCTCCATCTTTTACCCTTCTCCAAGTGCATTGTCCGGCTTTTTGATCTGTTAATGGAATATCGCCTGTATTAATATTATTTGGTAAATTTAAATTTTGGGTAATTTGTGCAGTTAAATCTGTATCATTCAGACTACACCAGGTTGGATCAAATTTTATAGGTGCATTTACATTTTTATAAAAAAAATCGTTTTCATTAAATTGTAGTGTAGTCATTTATATTATAATAATAAATTATTATAATATGTTTTACACCTTTGGATAATTATGAAATATTATGAGACCAATACCCCATATTTTATACACATACTCGATAATATAGACAATCTAAAGCTGTACTACTTTTTCGATCTAATTCAACAACATCACCTGGTTTTAAACATATTGCTAGAGCTAGTGGATCAAATCTAGAAATATTCGGTAATAATAATTTCGTTTTTAGGTTATATTTTAATAATAATTCTTGAACACCGGTATCATCTAAAATAGTCGGTTTTGGAATTAAGTCGTGGTTTAATATATTAAATTGTAGCCGCTCAATATTATGCATAACAATAAATATACCATCATGGTCATAAATATATTTAATCTTATCTAGTATAGTATCATTCGGCTCTTCATTTACAATAATCATTAAAATATCTGATTTTGTAAGAACCGATTCTAAAACATATAAATCTTCGATTAATGTCTCTAAATTTTCTTTTCGAACCGATTTTACGTTGGATAAATATTTGATATATATCTTTTTACCTGTATTATTTGCAATTAACATATCCAATTGTTCGTTTGAGACCATTGCATCGATTTCATTAATACTAAATTCATCGTAATCGGATACTATATAATTGAATTTTTTCAATATTTCGAGTATAGTACGTCTTGACTTATAAATTTTTAGAATTTTAGAAGACTGAGCCATTTTATAAGATTTATTGATATATACTTCAATAGTTTTAATTTGTTTTTAATTTATTTATATTGATCAATTTTATGAAATTATTTTTTTTTAACTACTATCATTGGTAAATTAAAATTCGGTTCATCTATTGAATCCGATTCAGTCGTATTTTTCGATTCGATAACAGGATAGTTACTGGATGTTACAGGTTGTCCTTGTCCTTGGCCTTGTCCTTGGCCTTGTCCTGAATCTAAAGTACCAGTTGATTCATCATTTCCATTTACTATTTTAATGATTGGATTTACAGTGATATTTCCATGACTAGGTTCATATTGTTGTACTCCATACGGATTATCATAAGATGGTTGTAATGGTTGTTGGAATTGTTGAGGTACTTGATAATATTGTCTCTCTTGATAAGGTATGACTTGTGTTTTATCTAAAACACGTATATTATCTGAATTACTTGATTGATTCTGATTTTCTACGGTTATAAAATCAGGTGTTGTATGTGTTACTAACCAATAGTCTTCTGGATCACCTTCTTCTCCTCTAATAGATATACGTTTACCCTCTATTTGTTCTGCTCCACCATCGAAGGAAAAGGCATATTCTGGAGAATTCGTGTCATGTATAGATTCTATTGGTGAATAATCTGATGGTGTTTCTGGGTTATATTCAGATGAGTTTGGATTATAACCAGGAGAATCATTTGCATAGGCAGGAGAATCATTTGCATAAGCAGGAGAATCATTTGCATAAGCAGGAGAGTTGGGATTATATTCTATAGGTGAATAATCAGATGGTGTTCTTGGAATAAATTCAGGGGGTGGAGTTTGTGGTTCTTTTATTTGAAACTGTCCAGATTCCCCCTTTTCAGGGGTTTTTAATTCAGCAGGATTTATTTTTTGTTTTAAAGTATTAATAATTTCATTCATATTAAAATCTTTGATATCTGTTTTAGAACTATCTAGACCGATTAATCTCTCAATATTCTTAGAAAAACTCATCGATTGTATCTGTTCAATATTATCCTCTGTAATAATTCTCATCTGGATATTCATACATTGGAGTTCTTGCATCATCAATTTAAATGAATATGGAACTGCTACTACACTGAAACTACGCCCGAATTTACTAATATTTTGCACTTGTATATTTTCTAAATCTCTCGTACCAATATATCGAAGAGGCCCATCCGCCATAGGACTTAAAAATAAATTTTTTGCAGGATTATAAATGGCTATCATCCCTGTTTTATTACAAATCGCGATTTGATATTTATCACTACGTTCCATCATGGATTCTGTGAGGAAATTCGTTGCACCATGGGCAATAATCGCATCACGTTCCATCTCACCTATTCTTAAACCGCCATCATTTGCACGGCCTTCGACGGGTTGTCTAGTAAGTGCTGTCATGGGTCCTGGACCGCGATAATTCACCTTATCTTTTACCATATGTTTCAGACGCATATAATAAGTAGGACCAATGAATATTTCTGTCTCGATTTGCTCACCCGTCATTCCATTATAGAGGACTTCATAGCCAGATGAATGATATCCGACTTTTGTTAACATCTCTCCAAAACGTCCTGCTTTCATACCTTTTACATTGAATGCAGTCGCATCTGCAAAACCACCATAATATGCGGCTGCTTTACCAGTAATTGTTTCTACGAATTGACAGATGGTCATACGTGATGGTATAGCGTGGGGATTAATAATAATATCAGGTCGAATACCCTCTTTTGTAAACGGCATATCGACTTCAGGAACGACGAGTCCGATTGTACCTTTTTGTCCTGCACGTGAACCCATTTTATCGCCGATAGCGGGTATTCTCTCTTCACGAATACGTACTTTTGCGATTCTCGTTCCCTCTTCCCCCTCTGTAATAAATGTCTTATCGACAATACCAAGTTGGCCCTTTTTTGGTTTCATAGATATATTGATATTCGAAGGATTCCCTTTTACAGAAGATACCATACCGATCACGGCGGTCTCATCCGTCACTTCTGATCCCTCTTTAATAAGCCCATAATCGTCGAGTTTACTATAATCCTGATGAAGCCGTGATCCTACTACATTTGGACATGTCTCTATATTTGTAAAATTTGTTTGAGAGATAGGTTCTGTATTTGTTTTTTCCTCATGGGCCTCATAGGAGGAATAATACGTTGTTCGGAAAAGACCGCGTTTTAGAGCCCCCTCATTCACTAACATTGCATCTTCGACATTATACCCAGTATAGCACATAATTGCAACGATCGCATTCTCACCATAGCAGTTTTCCTCGCCATTTATATGTTCCATATATCGCGATTTTACAAGCGGAATCTGAGCTGTGTTTAAGACAACCGCGGATTTATCCATTCTTACACGATGATTTGTATGATACATCGAAATCGCCTGCTTACTTTGGCCACAGGAGAATGAATTTCTAGTCGCAGGATTATTTTGGAGAAAGGGTATTAAATTACACATCATACTCATTGTGAGAGATTCGTGTATTTCCATATGCGTATATGGTTTTATAGATTCTTCTAAAACATCTTGATTTAATGCAATCAATGTGTCTTCCGATTCACTTGTATCAATATAATCGATGATTGCCTTACCGTGTTTAAATCTGGTTAATGCAGCAGGAGAGTTAGATGTTATATTTGCATCTGGATAGAGTTCTTTTAGACCATAGATTTTCATATCTTGTGTAGAAAACCCGATTTCTTTTTTACGCTCATTAAATCCTGCGACAAGATCTGTCCATGTAAATTCGTCCGACTCAATTTTTCGAAGGATTTCGGGATTTTCAAAGGAGAATTTGGCTGTTTTTTTGGATTTTTTCGGGGATTTTTCTTCTTCCTCTTCTACAGATTCAAATGCCTCCTCTTCCTCATCGGTATCTCTATAAAATACGGGTCTACATAGGCGCCCTGCATCCGTATAAATGAAAATTGTATTTTGTTTAATATCAAATGAAATACTGAAATAAATCGGTAAAAGTGCATTTCTTCTAAAAAGTTTGAATTTATTTACGCATTCTATAGGATCTTGTACAATACCTAACCAAAGACCATTAATTATGATTTTTGTTGAATTTCCTAACTGTACAGGCATACATTCCTCTACTAGTTTCAGATTAACATTCTCTCGTAACCAATGAATCATAGGTTCCCTTGAAACTCCTTTTGTAATATAGGTAATGATTGAGAGATGTTTATGAAGACCAATATTCGCACCATCCGGAGTATCAATCGGATCGAAGAAACCCCATTGTGAACAATGGAGGACACGTGGACCAACGAGTTTTAGACCGGAAGATAGCTGTAAATTCGTTTTTCTTAAATGACTCAATGCAGAGTTAAAAGAGAGACGATTTAAATCTTGGACAACACCGATTCGTTTTGTATGTGCCTGTGCACCCCAATTCCCTTTGAACGCTTTTTTAAATCCAGTATCTACGATTTTTTCGGAGAATACCTTCATATAATTTCGCATAATGAGAGATTTCAGATCGTTTTCATATTCAGCGGCTTTAAAATAGAGTTGTTCTTCGAATTTTAATTGTATATTATGCATTTGGAGTTTATAATATTCACGAAAAAGTTCGGTCATAAGTGTACCAACAGGTTCAATACGTTTAAATTTGAAATTATCGCGGTTCGTGGGTTCATCGACACCGACTTTGACTTTTAGAAGCCGAAATACCACATATCCTAAATAATATGCTTTTTGGATAAAATTCGTCTCTCCAATATGGGGGAAAAAATAGTCGGATAGAATTTCTAAAACATGTGCCTTTGTTTTTCCTTTTGTTAAAAGGGCCATAAAATCGAGGGCTAATGTCTGGGACATAATTGCACCCGCGTCATGAACTGAGGGGATAAAGAGATCGACCATGGATGAATATCGATCCAAATCTAAAAGACACATAGTAATAATATCCTTATCCGAGAGAATACCGAGTGCGCGAAATACAATAAAAAGAGGAACTGGTTTTCTTATATTTGGGATATTGACTACGATATTTTCATATGTATATTTTCTGGCTTTTTCAGAATATTCATCGGGGTCATATTTTGTAGGGGCAACGATTTTTACAGAGAGGGTTCGGATAGGTTTCGATACATTTTCTGAAACAGATCGTATTTCAGCCGAAAAAAGGTATTGTCCATCGTCAACATCACGAATATAGAGAATATTATCCGCGAATTTCTCTTGTGGTATGACCACCTTCTCTTTACCATCGATAATGAAATAACCACCGAAATCATTACGACATTCACCCATATTAAAACGTATTTGTTTAGGAATACCATTTAAGATACAAAATTCGGATTGTACCATAATTGGGAATCGGCCTAGAAATATCTTTTCTAAAATAAAAGTTTGCTTTTGGACACCTGGTTTTATGAATGATTTTTCGGTAGCTTCGCGAATACGAGCGACTTGTCCAGGAGGGAGTTTATTGAGTTGTTTTTTAGCATTTATCTGGAGTTTATCTAAAACAGTTAGTCTTGGTTTTTTCTTTTGTTTTAATGAGGGTTCTGATTCTTTTGTTTCTTCTTCTTGTCCCTCTCCTTGTCCATTCGCGCCACCCTTTGTTTTTTTACTGCCTTTCGTTTTAAAATTTTCTGAATCTTCTTCATCATCTGAATCAGAATCGGAAATAGGTATATCACCGATTTCATTAATAGCTTCTTCTTGTCCAATCATAAGCGGTTCTTCGCCTGGTCCTAAAACACTCGTTATTTCAATTTCTATATCATAATGGATTGTCATAGCATATGTCATATTACGCAGCCGTGCTTCATTCGGATACATATAATGCGTTTTATCGTCATCACTAATAACGGGTTTTCCAAAATAGATTCTTGATCCATCACGGCCACCTAAATAGAGTTCGCATTTATTTAAGAAATCTTTCGAGTCTTCATCATAGCGACTAGAGAGACGTACGGGATTATTATCGCGAAAAATCTGGAAAATCCCATTTTTATAAAAATCATTATAAGATTCGATATGATGCATGACTAAAGATTGTGGGTTATCACGGAAATAAGAATCAATAATTTTCCATATGTTTGAATTATCCATTATATATTTTATATATTATTTGGATATACAATAATATTATATAGTATATTTGTATTTTATCTTGTTTTTTCATAGTTTGTTTTATTTTTTCAATAAATTTATTATACTATATTAAGGAAATGGCTTCCCTAGAACAAACATTATTTGGTCCTCTTGGACAACAATTCTGTCTATATTTTTACTATCTCTCAATATTTGCCTTTGCATTTATGATATTAACTATTATTTCATTCGTATGGATAGGTATTTCTAATAAATTAGGAGCGAAGCATTATATTCATATGTTTTATTTAGCATTAATTTATTTCGTATTTTATTTCCAAAACCGATTATTATATTCTATGTGCTCCAAGTAATTACGAATATTTACGTTAGATAACAGAGAATCGTTTTTTAGATATAATATAAGATAATGGATATTTTATATTATAGTAATTATTGCCCAAATTCTAAAAGGATTCTTAAATTCATTACATCGAATGGACTAATCGAAAAGGTAAACGCGATTTGTATTGATAAACGTATTACGAATCCGAATACTGGCCAAATCAATATTGTTTTGGAAAATGGGAAAAAAATATTACTACCTCCGAATATACAGGGCGTACCTGCTCTTTTAATTGTTTCGCGAAAATATAGCGCTATTTTCGGAGATGAAATTCTGCAGTATTTTGGACCCTATGTGCAAAATAAAAAAGTCGAGGCTACGGGTATTATAGGCGAACCTATAGGAATTACTTTAGGACAACCTTCGGCAGGGAATATATTAAGTGAACAATATACTTTTTATGATATGTCACCAGAAGAACTCAGTGCAAAAGGTAGTGGGGGTTCAAGACAGATGGGTGCCTATGTATCTGCGAATCATGATAATTTTTCGATTCAAACTCCGATCGATACCTATCGACCAGATAAAGTTGGTGAATCTGTCAGTATTGAGAGTTTAGAGAATGCAAGGAATAAAGATGTACCACAAGTACAGGCTAATCCATATGGGTTTAGTTAAAGGACCAACTGTAAAAACATCCATTATGTCCCTTTATTATTATAAAATCTATAATAAAATAATAAAAACAAAAAAGTTAAAAACTTATTATAAAGATAATTAAAGATAATAAAATATAAGTATTTAAGAAATGACAGATAAATCTAGTATTTTAAAAGCATTTAATACCCATTTTTTCGCATTTTTAGACGATATTATTTCTATTTTTCCAGAAAATCAAGATATTCGTAATTCAAAAATATCTTTTGAAATATTCAGAAAAGCAAATCCAACATGTATTCTAAAAGTATGGAATATTTTTATTTATGACCCATATCATGATGTAATTAATGAAGGAAAACTCGATTTTTTCTTTGAGAAGAGCTATAATGATGATCTTGCGCATTTAGCAAATGCAAATGAAATTATGCAAATTATTGATACTTTAAGAAATCCTCTAAAAGAAATGAGCGATGTGAATAAAGCGCATTCTGTAAAATATATGCAAAATCTCTCTAAACTATCACAAATGTATATTCATTAACCCTTTTACTTGAAATACTATTATATTTTAGATAAAATATATATCCCTAAGATAATTAATATATATTTTATCATTAAAATAAATTTAGAAACATAATATTGTCGATGTTGATATTCCCGAATAAATTGAATAATATTAGAATTTATAATATATTCTTGAAACCGTATATTATCTAAAATAAATAGTTCAGTATTTATAATATCGGGTGTAATTTTAACTATTCCTAATTCATCTAATAATGTGGTTTCTATTGGTAATACTATAATATCTTCTAATAAACATTTATCGCGACAATATGGACAAAAATTATGGTTACCTATAAGAATATGATGTATCATACATTTTTTACAAAATATATGGCGACAATTCGTAATGATATAATTATCCTTTTCAACTTTATTGAAACATATTGGACAATCTTCATTATAATCCGTATTTTCAAGTTGTCGAATACGTTGATATTTTTTTTGGAAGGGTATGAGTTTCTTTATGATTGAATACTTATTTTTACTCGTTGGTTTTATAATTGAAATATCGGATGGTATAAAATATTTTAGTAATGCTTTTAATTCTTTTATTGATAAATCATATAGATTTGTTTTATTTGAATAAAATGAATTTTCTATCAATTCATTCATAGTTTC